TAATACAACAGGAGATTATGTACAAAATTTAACTGCTGGAGCTTTAATTGATTTACAAAATAATACTGGAGCAGGTGCTACACCAACAGTTGATGTAGATTTATCAGAATTAACAACTTCCACTTCAGATGCAGACGGAGATTTTTTTGTTGTAGTAGACTCCGTAAATGCTCAAAAGAAATTAACAAAAGCAAATATTAATATTTCAGGGTTTAATAACGACAGTGGGTTTACTACAAATACAGGTACTGTAACTTCAGTTACTGGAGGTAATGGTCTTACAGGATCTGTTACAACTTCTGGTTCTTTAGATGTAGGAGCAGGAACTTTAATTGATGTAACTGCAGATGCGGTTAATGTAGATTTATCAGAATTAACAACTTCAACATCTGATGCAGATGGTGATTTTTTCTGTGTTGTTGACAGTGTTAATGCTCAAAAAAAACTTACAAAAGCAAATATTAATATTTCAGGATTTAATAATGACAGTGGATTTACCACAAACACAGGTACTGTAACTTCTGTAGGAGTAACTGCTGGAGCTGGTTTAACTGGTGGTGGAACAGTTACTACTTCAGGGACTATAAATTTAGATGTAGGAGCGGGAACAGGTATTGATGTAGCTGCAGATGCAATTTCTGTTGATGTATCTGACTTCATGACCAATGGTTCTAATAATAGAGTTGTTACTGCAACAGGCACAGATGCTATGAATGCAGAAGCTAATTTAACTTTTGATGGTTCTGCTTTAACTGTTACTGGAAATATTTTGCCAGGAACAACTAATACTTATAACTTAGGAGCATCAGGTAATATTTGGGCAAATTTATTTACGGGAGACTTACATTTATCTAACGAATCAAAAGAAGAAGGTAATGCAATTGATGGCACTAAAGGTAACTGGACTATTCAAGAGGGTGCTGAACATTTGTATATTTTAAATAATAAATCTGGTAAAAAATACAAATTTAAGTTAGAGGAAATATAATGATATTCAATTTTGATAAAAAAGAATATGATAGCGAAAAATTATCAGACGAAGGCAAAACAGTTTTACAAAAACTTCAAAACATTGTTGTTCAAAAACAACAATTAAGTATACAGTTTACTGACTTAGAAATTTTACAAAAGCATTATTCTGATCTACTTAAAAAAGAATTACCGAAAGAAAATAAAAAAGTAGTCAACAAAGGAGCTTAGATCATGGCTCTAGGAGTTAGTGCTTATACAGAGACACCTTTTGGAGCGGATCCAGCTGATGTTATTGCATATCCATTAGGAATTAACTTATCTGCTCAAACAGGAAATTTTGTTACACAAGGAAACGCTAATGTTGATGTAACAGGTATTTCCATTTCACCAACAACAGGACAAGCAAATGGAAGTTCGGTAGTAGATGTATCTGTAAATGGGTTTAATTTAAATGTTGTAACAGGTAATGAAGATGCCTTTACTGACATTACAGTTGAAGTTACTTCAGCTGGTCAGTTAACTGTAGTTAACCAAATTTTTGAACAAGATACTTTAACCGCTTTTGGTGAAGCTCCTTTTGCTACTCAAAGTCCAAGTACATTTACTCCAGTTAATGTTACTGTAACAGGTAATGCAGACATAGCTCTTACGGGAATACCTTTAAACATTGTTACAGGTAATGAAATTCCAGCAGGTAATGCTAATGTGTCTGTAACTGGAATTAATTTAAATAGTTCAGTAGGTGAAGTTTATGCAGCATCTTTAGTAACTGTAGAGGTTACTGGAATACCTTTAACTTCATCTATCGGTGCTGAAACCGTAATTATAGATGTAACTTTTTCTGTAACAGGACAACAATTAAATTCTCTTATAGGTAACGAAACAGCATTTACAGATGTTGATGTAACGGTTACGGGAAATAGTTTAGATTCAGCAATTGCAGATGTATCTGTGACAGGAACAGCAAATCTCTCTTTAACAGGAATTCCTTTAACTACAGCAGTTGGAACTGTAGATCATAATTCAACTTATACTGTTTCGGGAGAACAATTAACTACTGCAATAGGACAAGCAGAAGCAACTGACGCAAGCGCTGAAATTACTGGCATAGGTTTAACAACATCTACAGGTACAGTTAAATTTATTGTTTGGTCAGAGGTGGATACAGGAACTGATGTAAATTGGATCGAGGTTGATATTGCAGCTTAAAAAGGGTAAAATAGTAAAGGACTAAAAATATGGCATCAACTTACACTGATTTAGGATTAGAATTAATGGTTACTGGCGAAAACGCTGGTACATGGGGTGATAAAACAAATACAAATTTACAATTAATCCAACAAGGTTTTGCTGGATATCAAGAAGTAAGTATAGCGGGTGGAGCACAAACAACAGCTCTTGCTATGACTGATGGATCTTTATCAAACGCTAGAAACCAAGTCATAAAATTCACAGGAACGATTACAGGAAATCAAATTGTAACAATTCCAGATTCAATAGAAAAATCATACACACTAGTGAACGGAACTTCAGGAGCATTCACAGTTCAGTTTAAAACTGTTTCTGGAACAGGTCCTACTTTTGCAACTACAGATAAAAACATAAAAATTGTATATAGTAATGGAACAGACATAATAGATGTAACTGCGAATTTTAGTAATTTAGGTAATGTAACATTAGGTAATATAACAACAGGAACGATTACAGCGGGTAATATAACAACAGGAACGATTACCTCTTCTGCAATAGCAGCCACTGGGAATATAACTCCTGGTGCTAACGATACTTATGACTTAGGAGCTTCTGGAAATGTATGGAGAAACCTATATACAGGAGACTTACATTTATCTAATCAAGCTAAAACTGAAGGAAACATTGTTGATGGCACTAAAGGCAACTGGACTTTACAAGAGGGTCAAAATGATATATTCTTAATTAATAATGTATCAGGAGATAAGTTTAAATTAAAACTGGAAAAAATATAGGTTTATATATAGGTTTATATTATGGCAATTAAAGATACAAATAATAATGAACTAGTTAGTTTTTCAGCAACAGCTAGTGCAGTTAATGAAATTACAGTAAAAAATGCGGCTACTGCTAATGCACCAGAAATATCAGCTAGTGGAACAGATACTAATATAGATTTAAAATTAACACCTAAAGGATCTGGTAATTTAATATTAGATGGTCTTGAATTTCCAAACGCTGATGGATCAGCAAGCCAAGTTCTTCAAACAAACGGAAGTGGAGTTTTAAGTTTTGCTACTCCTAGCGGTGGTAAAGTTTTACAAGTTGTAAGTTCTTCAAAAACTGATACTACCACCGTATCGCACACAACCTCTTTTACAGATACAGGTCTTTCAGCTACAATTACACCTACAGCAGCAACTAGTAAAATTTTAGTTACTGGTTTCGTGAATGGATCAACTACTAGTACCAGTATTAGAGGATATTTCGTATTAACAAGAGCAGATACAGCCATTTTGGAAGGAGCCTCTCCAGGTTCTAGAGTTCCTTGTACAAATATGTCAGGAAGTAATGGTACAGATATACGAGGCGTTCCTTTTAATTTTCTCGACTCCCCGTCAACAACCTCGGCGACGACGTATAAGATCCGTGTTAGAAACGGTCCAAGTGATATTGGAAATACTGGTATAAATTTAGGGCTAAGTGAATCAAACACTGCAAACTATGGTAGAGGTGCTTGTACAATGACTTTAATAGAAATTGATGGAGCGTAGTATATGAAGGGTACAGCTATATATAATTGCATGGTAAAATTAAATGAGGAACTTGGTAATGATTACAGAGCTATCATTCATGGTAGTCCTTCAAATGAACAAGAGTATTTAACACAGGTTGAATATTTTTTAGATACAGGAGAAAACAATGATTCTCAAATGTTGCCGAATCAACCTTATACATGGGCTCAGATAGTTTCGAAACAAGCCGAGGCTGAATTAAAAGACGAACTTGATGTTATCAGAAATTTAAGAGAACCTCTTTTAGCTGAATCTGATTGGTCAGTTTTATCTGATAATCAACTTACAGATGCAAAAAAAGCTGAATGGTTAACGTATAGACAAGCTCTAAGAGATATTACAAATGGAATTACTACTGCTGAACAAGCAATAAATATTGCTTGGCCGACAAAACCTGTTAAATAGGTTTCATGCATATCGCTGTTATAGGATCTGGCACGGTCGGTGTAATGTCCGTATGTTCTTTATTAGGTTTTACGGATTTTAAAGTCACTTGTATTTATAATCCAAATAAAAAAATTTTAGGTATTGGTGAAAGTAGTAATGTTCAATTACCAAAACTTTTATGGGAAAGTATTCAATACAATCCAGTCTTTGATAAAGATTTAGACGCAACGTTAAAGTATTCTGTCCTATATAAAAATTGGAGAAAAGAAGATTTTCATAGTCCTATTTTACCTATTGAATATGCTATACATTTTAATAATTTTAAACTTGGAGAATTTGTTTATTCTGAGTGTTTAAAAAAATATCCTGACCGATTTCAAATTATAAAAGATGATGTTTTAGAAATAATAAATGAAACAGATAAGGCAAAAGTTAAATCAATAAATAAAACATATGATTTTGATTTTGTTATAGATTGTAGAGGTTGGCCAGAAGATTATTCTGATTATATTGAAAG